TAAAAGAGAAACAAAAAGATCCTGCTCCTCAGCCAAAGTTAAATTTAACTTCTAAAGACTCTCCATTAACCATTGAACAAGAGCTATTAAAGAGACAGGCAGAATTAAGCAAGTCAAGAGATTTTGATAAGTACATGGCATTAGCCCAAGCTGGGCTATCTATTATGGGATCAACCAAACCCACTCTTGCGGGTGCTATAGGAGAAGGCGGTACTGCTGGACTAAAGGCATTTAATGAAGCTAGAAAAAGATATGATGAAGGGCTAACAGATATATTAAATGCAAGATCTAAATTGCAACAAGCTAAGATAACCGCTGCTGGTAAAGGCAGGTTAACAAGGTCTGGTGCATTAACCGCCATATCTTCTTACAACAATGCTATAACTTCTATTAGAAAAGAAATAGCTGATATATATCAAAAAAATCCAGCTGCTGACCAAGATCCTGCTGTAGTAGATCAAATAAATGATTTAAAAAATCAAATAATTGGACTTGAAACAGAAAAATCACAATTATATAATACTGCACAGATAAGACCTAGAGCTTCAATACTTGTAAAGGATTTACCATCTTCTCAAAAGGAATCCTAAATGGGAATGTACTCAACTATAAGCCCTGTATCTGGAAAGTTATATGACTTTGAGATAGAGGGTGACACCCCAAATGATGAAGAATTTGATAAAATACAGAATTTTATAGCCAATGACGGGATTCTCACTCAAGCACCTGCAGCAGACCCAGTGCCTGATGATGAAGGTGGGCTTTTAACATTTGGAAAATCTACTGTTGGCGGGCTTTTATCTAGTCTGGCGCAGGTCCCCGGAGGAATATCTGCTCTTGGTGAGTATGTGGGTGGTTACGACATAGGGTCTACTGATTTTGGTAAGGCTGCACAAGATTGGTCTAATGAAAAGACAGAGTCTTTAAGAGAAACATTTGATATGAATGAAAGCGTATCAAGTAAGGCAGGACAAGCTGCAGGCTCTCTATTATCATTCTTTATTCCGGGTACAGCTGTTGCAAAAGGTGCAAGCGCATTAGGGGCTGGGGCTAAATTAGCTGGTGCTAGTGCTTTAGGAACAATGGCAACACAAGGTGCCGCTCTACAATCTGCCGACCAACTAAATAGAATGGCAAACTATATTGAGAATGGCGGAGAAATAGATGAGGATACAAAAAGAAAAGCAGTAGCTTTAAGTGGTTTATTAGGAACCACAGAGGCTTTACCTTTTGCTCCTATGTTTAGAACACTTGGCACTGCCATGAGGATTCTCAAAAAAGTTCCTAAAGGTCAAAAAGATGCAGCTTTATTGACTATAGGTGGCAGACTTAAAAGAGCATTTGGAGTTGGTTTAGCAGAAGGCGGTCAAGAAGTTTTTGCTGGTGTTGTCCAAGATATGATTGAAAAAGGACAATACAATCCTGATTTAGAGGTTGGTCAAAGCGCATACGATGATGCCGTATATGGCGGTGGTGCAGGTGCTGCCTTAAATTTAATTATTGATAGTGTTAGAGGCAGACAGCTAAATAAATTTTATAAAAAAGAAATGCAACTTGATGAAGATATTAAAGATCTAAATAGACAAGCATTAAAGAGGCAAGAGAATTATAATAATTATGCAGAATCATTAAAGCCAGTTGGCTTGTTGCCTCCACCAACTGAAGCTATCACCACAGAAGAGCAAAAGAGGTTAATGCCTCCAAGTGAAAAGATACAAAAAGTAGTTACACCTTTGGCTATAGAAGATTTAAGAACTAGAGGGCAAAGAAGTGCTGCTGACACTCTAGCTGCTGCAAGAGAGACAACTAAGCCATTTACAGGCGTGCCTTTAGCTAGTTTGCCAAAAGAAGAAGCATTAAGAATCGCTCAACAAAGACAAATGCTTGGCGAAGATATTAATGCAGATGTGTCTATTAATGAATTAGAAGGGGTTATAGGTGCGGCTGCAGCTAGAAGAGAAATGGCTAAACAAAAACCTATTCTTACTGAGCAGTTAGGCGACACAGTTTATTCTCCAACAGGTAGAGAAGAGCAGTTAACAGATCAGCAGGCTGATGAAATAAATAAAGAAGCCTCAGCAATAACTGAAGATTTAGTTGTAAAAGGTAAACTTAATAAGAATACATTAAGAAAAGCATTACAAGCTAGTTTTGGTAAAACAGTAAAAATAACAAACACAGATGTTGATACGTATCTTAAATTATTAGAGCAAGAAGGCGTTGTTACGAGAGATAAAAGAGGAAGATATGTTAAGGCTGATGATAGAGCTTTGGATCTAAAGGCAAAATCAGAGGCTATAAAACAAAGAGGAAAAGAAATACTTAATATTCAGA